GGCATGGGTTTTGAGGTGATCAACACAACCTCTGAACTGAACATCCAGGGGTTGGTAACTTCGTATCGCCAGCCGATGCCCGACTTGGATTGTGCTAAGACTATCCTCGTCAACAACTGGACATCAAATGCCCCCTCAGGGGGTGGCAACTATGGCTATATGGATGTCCTGCGATCTGTTCCTCCACCTCCCTCGACCAATGCGGCTATGCTGCTTGAGGGAACTCGTCAGTGGAAGGCTAAAGAGGGGTGCTACGTCGTTCCGACGATGAACTCTTCTGAAGTCCCTACTGGCACGAACAATTGCTCGCTCATCCTGACTAGTAATCCAGGAGACCCCAACTATGCGATGATTTCGCAGCCGTCAGTTTCGATCACGTACACCTACGAGAGCGGAACCCTCGGATTGTTGTCGGCCTTCGAGACCAACGTCACGAAGTTTAACCATTCAGGCGCGTACTTCTCCGGATTGTCCAATACGACAACGCTTCAGCTTAATGCTATCTACATCATCGAACGGTTCCCGACTAACCAAGAAACCGATCTGGTGGTGCTTGCTAAGCCAAGCTGTCGCAATGATTCAGCCGCACTCGAGCTGTATTCGGAGGTCATAAGAACGATGCCTACTGGTGTTCCCCAGAGGATGAACGGGTTAGGTGAATGGTTTGCTGATGCTGTAAGCTCAGCGAAAGACTTCATCGCGCCCGTGCTCTCTTCCATCCCGCACCCCTATGCTCAAGGTGCTGCAGCCGCTCTCAAAGGCGGCTCTGGCGCTCTGGACAAGCTTGTGGGGAAGGATCGTGGAGATAGCGTCTCCCCTGGGAAGACATACCAGCCGAACGGTATGACCGCGTTGGCCGCTGTTAAAAAGGTGGTCGCCAAAGTCCTGCCCAAGGCAGGTAAGAAGAAAAAGAAGTGAGGGAGTGGAGTGTGACGGATAGGACAGTGTTTTTTGCCTGTGCGTTGTGCTTTGCTTTTGATTGATTGATTGCGTATGTGATGTGTCACGTGTGGCGGGGTTTACTCCGCTGTGCTATTCCATTGCCCTTATAAGGCATTGAGAGGAGTGATACTGATGCGTAGTTTTAATGTCTTTCTTGCTTTGTCCATGATATGTGAAAAGTGTCGTGGTTTAACCTCGAGATACTCATCTCTGTGCCACTATGTGGTGTACCCCCTGTGCGGTACTGAAGTGAGCAAGTAGGGTTTGGTAAACCCCGAGGAAGTAAATCTACCCGACTAGAAGGCTTAGGCTAACTGGTTGTTATATGGGTTTTGAAAGACTGCGTAATCCGTGAGGTAACGCGCGTCATGGTGGGCTGTATGCTTACACCTTGTCGACGTTTTTTAGTCTTTTGATTTTCTCTGTTGTGATTATCGTTTTCGACGAGAACACCGGAG